CCTGGCCCTGGCCCTGGCCCTGGCCCTGGCCCTGGCCCTGGCCCTGGCCCTGGCCCTGGCCCTGGCCCTGGCCCTGGCCCTGGCCCTGGCCCTGGCCCTGGCCCTGGCCGCCGAACACGGACGTGGCCCCGCCACCGCTGCCGCCACCGGTTTCCGGTGCGCGGACGATGCCTGCGCTCATGAGCATTCGCTGGTAGATGTTCATAGGTCTTCCTCCAAGTTATGGCGTTCTTCGAGCGTCACACTCAGCATTCTGGTGAGAAGGTCGAAGATTTCACGCCGCCCGGCCGCCCGCGCCATCGCGAGCGGATCAATAGTCCCTGTAATTTGCGACACGGGTGGACCGTATCTTCCGTCACCGTTGCACTCCTTTCGGAGGTACGCAAGGATCAACCTGGCGTTTTTGGTGAGTTGTCCATCCGGACCGATGCACATCGCCCGCAGTGCTTGCTGGCGGACCCGCGCTTTTGTCTTTGGGCTGGTCATCAGTTCACTGTGCCCCGCTCGGTGAGCAGCGCCGCGATCATGTTCAGCGCGCTCTGCGAACCGCACAGCAGGCGCATCAGCATGTCTTGGGGTGCGTCCTCCCTGGCGATCCACCCGACCGTCAGAGTTCCATCTGGTTCGACGGAGATGATGACGGCGGCAGATGTGTGCTCTGTCGCCGCCTGTAGGGTCCGCTCCAGTGGACCTTCTTCGCTCCTGCGGTCGAGTTCCTGCATCACACGTACCCGACCAGACCGGATGCAGTCGTACCGGTGCTCAGTACCCGTTTGGCGCGGATCGGAAAAAGCCCGACCGGCAACGTCAGCGTCGCACTGGTGCCGTCCAGCTTCTGCACCGCCAAGTCCCCGGCAGTGGCTACACTGATCCATCTCGTCTCGACAGACAGATCGGCCCCGTCGTTCGGAGTGATGGAGAAGTAGTCCTCGGCAGTGCCAACGTCCGATCTGTTGCGGCCCTTTGTTGCCATGTCAAATTCCTCCTGCTGCGCCGGGGGTTAGCGTTTGGGCCTTGGCGGACAGCATCTGCGCCTGCGCGAAGTCCTTGGCCGCCGAGGCGATGCCGGGGGCGGCTTCCACCGCCTGCTGCGCGAGCGCGGCCTGCTGATCCCCCTGTGCCTTCTGCTGCATCTCGGCCTCGTCGAACAGGATGTCCGGCGGCGCGCCGTTGATGTCGGCCATGCGCTCCAGCGCGCGGCCGGTGTTGACCTTCTTCATCACGCCCTGGTCGAACTGCGCCATCTGGCCGGCGAACTCCAGCGTGCGCAGAATGCCGACCCCCTCCTCGGCCTTGATGGCGCGGGTCAGGGGGCTGTCGTATTCGATGTCCAGACCGCTGTCGTCGCGAAGCTCGTCCGGCACGTCATCCGGGTTGATCGCCCCGGCATGGAACAGGATGTCGATCTCGCGCTCGATGATCGTGCCGAGGAACTCGGTGCGGAGCCTGCCGCCGATCGGGCCGAGCAGCGCGCCCTTCTCTTGGACAAGCTGCATGACTTCTGTCGCGGTCTTGCGGTCCGACCCGTTCTGGACGAGCACCTGAAACAGGTTGACCAGGAACGCGCCATTGATCGCCTGCCGGCGCTGGTCGAGAAGCTCCAGCGTGAAGCCGGTTTCCCCCTGCGGTCGCAGCGGCTTGATGCGCTCTTGCCCGTCCGGGGACAGGTAGCCGTAGTTGATCGCGCCGGGGCGCACGGCGAACGGATCGAGACTGTCCGCGTCGGCGGCCATCCACGGCGGGTCGGTCACAAGCTGGCCGTAGCGCAGGCTCGTCTTGACCATCTCCTGGAGGGTCAGGATGTCCGACAGCGCGTCTTGCGCCGGGCCGCGAGCGTAGACTTCGCGCGGCGACGTGACGTAGCGGGCCACGGCGAACGGGAATGTGCGGTAGCCGCTCTCCTCGACGACGGTGGTCTCGTCCCCGACGTAGAAGACGACCGACGCGAACGGCATGTTCTTGCTGTCGCGCCGCTGCGGATCACGTTCGGCGCGCGGGAACACCGCTTTGCAGAACTTGACCTTTTTCAGCGGATTGACATCAACATCCTTGCGGATGCACTCGGGCAGCTTGTCGCCCCACTTCTGCACCGCCTGGCGCTGCGTGTATTCGTGGACCCAGTAGGCGGTGTCGATGACGCCGTTGTGGTCTTCGTCGAACCAGATTTCCGACAGGTGGACGGAGACGTAGCGAATGCCGGGCCGGGCGTCATGCACGTAGAGCACGCCGTTGCCGAAGGCCCCGAGGCTCATGTAGGTCTCGTAGGCGCGGCTCGCGAAGTTGGCGCGCGGCGCATAGCGCACGGCGAACAGCAGATCGTTCAGGTTCGACATGAACACCCGCACCTTCGACGACCGGTTCAGCGCTCGGTTCTTCGGCGCGAGCATGTGCCACTTGCTGGTCTGTGGCGTGACCAGCGTGTCAATCGCAGCGGCAAAGCGCGGGAGCGCCAACTGCGCCGTGCTGTCGAACACGTCCTGGTTCAGGTTCGTGCCCGGAGCATAGGTCGTGGTAAACCCGACCGAGGTGGGGAGCACGACACGCGCGATCTTCTCCCAAGTCGTGTTGAAGTTCACACGATCTGCTTGGAGCTTCTTCAGGCGCTCGCTCAGTGTCTTGGCGCGGTCGTCATCCACAGCTTACTGCCCCACGCGGCTGGTGGTTCCGAGGTTCGGCAGGCCGCTGTCGCTGGTCAGGATCGTTGTCTTCCGGCCCTGTCGGCGCGCTGCGGCGTCTTCCGAGTTGATCTTGGCGGTGGCGTCGTCAACCTGCGGAGCCGGCGACGGCTGCGTGACTTTGGGCGTGCTCCCCCCTAACAGTCCAGACATGGCAATCTTCCTTTCAGAGCTTCACTTCGCCCGTCCCTGCCGCCGTTACAACCGACTGGCGGTAGTCCCCCATCCACGATGTGCGGCGGCTCGGGGCACGGGCGAACCTCCGCCCCATCATGGCGTATCGGCTGGCCGAGATCAAGTCATCGTTCAGCTTCACAATCAAACCGTCTTTCCGGTGGTACAGATTGAACTCGTTCAGCCACATCGTACAGGTGCTGAAAACTTTCCACCGCCCCTCGTTCATCCGTGTCAACATCTCCATGATGCCAGCCTCGACACCGACCGACCCGTCCTCGAATGTGACATGAGACGGGTGAACCAGCAGCCCGGCGGAGCGGTACTGCTTGGCAAGCTGGACGCCGGAGCCCTTGTCGTGCTGATTGCCGTCATGCGGCCACATCCATGGCAGGAGCCCGCCCCACTGCTTCAGCGTGGCGGCGTGGACGAGGGGCGTCTGCTTGGTCTCCCGGTACTCACGGGTCACGTAGAGCGTATCGGTGTCGCGATCCCAGCAAAGCTCGATCCCTGCGAACGGGTGATCCCACCCGAAGTCCATGCCGCCGACGCGCGCCCAGTGGTCTGGTATGCGGATGGGGTCGATCTTGACCGTGTCCTCGGGGATGTTGAACACCCGCCCCGAGCCGAGGACCGGGATGCCCTTAGTGCGGGCGTCTCGGGTGGCGTCATCGTAGGACGAGATGATCTTCGCCTTCTGCTCCGCTGAATAGTGTCCCACGTCCTCAATCGTCATCTGCACGACGATGCGGTCATTACCGGGGCTCTGGAAAAACTTCATCACCACCTGGGACATGCCCTTCAGCGGCGTGAAGGTGATGTAAACCATCCCGTTCGTGGCGTTCGTGCGGGTCACGGCCTCTTCGTACACGTCATAGGGCGGCTCTTCATCGAGCCACACGCCGTCCGCCGTGTCGGCCTGCCACTTCGACCGGCCCTGATCGAAGCTCTTGAAGCGGACCACCGACTGGCCGCCGTGGATGTGGTTGACCACGACCGCGTCAATGGCGTCCTTAATGCCGGCACGGCGCTTCGGCTTCTGCGCGAAGCACTCGCGCGGGATAAGCCCGGTCCCCCAGGCTTCCTCAATCGACGGCGGGCCGACGAGCAGGCGCTGCATACCGTCGCGTGTCAACTCGCCACTCTCCGATCCGGCGAGCCACGATGTCGGCCGCGTCCACACACGCCCCTTCCAGCCGGGCGGGTAGCGGCCGGTCAGGTGGTAGGCAAGCTCGGCCGCGCCGGAGTAGGTCTTCCCAAGCTGGTTGCCGGCGGCGAACAGGCGCTCGCGGTAGCGGCTCCCGAGTTCGTGGAACAGCATCTGCTTCGGGTATGGCCGGTAGTCCTCCAGCTTCGTCAGCTTGGCCTGCTCCTGCTTGGCCGCGTTGACGCGCTGCAACAGCGCCTGGAGATCGTCGTCAGTCAGGGTGCGCAGATCAGTCACGCCGGTTCTCCCGCAACCAGTCGGCCACGAGCTTCGCATAGCCGGCAATGTCGTCCCAGTGCTCGGCCGCCAGGGGGTCGCCTGAGGCGATCCGCGCCAGCTTGACGCAGATCATCTCGCGGCCGTGGCGGACAACCGGGGGCTCGACGATCCGTGTCCGCGTCATGTCTTGCAGGTTGCTGGCGCGCTCAGCCGTCAGGTCGAAGCTGCCGTGGGTCTTCCCCTTCTCGGCCACGAGTTCCGCCGTGTCCATCAATCCCACTCCGCGCTGCCGGGCAGGATGATAGCCGGGGTGTTGGCGGTCTCCAGATCGACCTTCAGCATGATCGGGTGCTCGCGGTGCGGCTTGTGGATGCCGACCTTCGTGGCCTCGTTGACCAGGGTGAGCAGCGCGTTCCACGCTTCCGCGAGTTCGACCTTGTGCTCCGGCGAGCCCGGCGGCAGCGGCGGCATGACGCCGTGCCCGACGCCCATCCACTCGATCAGGCGGTCGCGCGGCTTCAGTTCCTCGCGCATGTAGGCGTCGTTGGCGACCGCGAACCGGTCGAACGCCTCCTGGAGCGCATGCTTGACGCCGAGATCGCTCGTCACCTTGGCGATGGCCTGCGCGATCAGCGGCAGCGAGCCCGTGCAGAGCTTGCGCACCACCTCGCGGGCCTTCTTGGCATCGGCCGAGTTGGTGGCTTCGACGCGGTCCTGCCGGTCGAGCACGCGGCTTTCCGGCTTCTTCAGGCGCGGGTCCGCCCGCATCTTCGTCAGAGCATCGCTCATGCTTCTGTTCCCCTCAACTTGTCAGCGGCTTCGTGCATTCCGAACCGCACGAGTTCCGTGATGGCATCGTGTCTGGCACGTCTCCGCTCGTTGTCGATGATCCGGCGAAACTTCTCCGCCGCATCGGCCAGCAAATGCGCCGGAGCCCCCGGTACGGTCCTCACCAGCATCTCAGTCACAGCGTCGGCTGGATCGCTCATTTCAGCACCCTTGCGTATTCGCTGTTCGATCCGACCGTGAGGCCGCCCATGGTGAACATTCCGATCACCGTCCAGATCGCGAGCCCGTAGAGGATCGCAAACTTCCTGAAGTGTTCACTCATCCCAGTCAACCTCCTCGACATCGGCTTCCAGGTCAATTACCTTCGGGAGCCCGTGCGACAAGTTCCATGGATGCCCGTTCTTCGCCGACCCCGGCGACATCGTCGGCTCGGTCGCCATGTGGAACGTCTCGGCCGTCTGCCGCACCATGTCCACGATCTCGGCGGGCGGCTCGTAGTCGAGCGGCCGGACCGCCGCGACTTCCTTGGCCTCGTCCTGCCGGCGCTGGAGTTCCTCGGCAATGGCCGCCAGGAGGGCGTCGGCGGTTTCCGCGTCCATGCTCTGCCCCGGCGACTGCGTCACGTTGGCTTCGATCTGCTTCGGGATGAACGTGGCCCCCACGAACTTGATGAACTGGCCGGGGGCCTTGTTGGCGAACGCCTCCAGCGCCGCCGGGCCTTCCTTGATGAACACCTCGCGGGTGGCCTTCGTCAGCCGATACGCCAGGTCGCTCTGCTGCTGCTTGACGCTCATCCGCGCCGGCACCCACGCCGGCACGTCCGGCTTGCCGGCCATGATCCGGGCCAGCATGTGGATTTCCGAGACGATCTGCGCGTTGTGCATCCGCGCCCGGACGCCGTTGTTCACGATCCAGCGCGGATGGTCCGGGTAGTCCCGGCAGATCACGACCTTGCGCTCCCGGTCCTCGAACCAGTCCCGCGTGTCGTCCTGGATGAACGCCTCGCCCTGCTGCACGGCGCGCGGCACGAACAGCCACATGCGGCTGTCCTCGGCCGGCAGCACCCCGGCCGGCATCGGCGGCGGCAAATTGCCCGCCCCCGACCCCAGGGGGCCGGGCAGCGAGCGCGCCAATCCGGGGTCAACTCCCTTCCTCGGCATCACCGGTTCCCCGACGCCCAAGAGATGAACTCGCCCACGGCGCAGGCCAGCAGGTAGACGAGCCAGCCCACGCCGAGCAGCCCGATACCGATGCCGCCGAAGGCTTCCCACCCGCCGAGCAGCGTGCCGCCGCGCGGGTCCATGCTGTCCATCACCCCGAACAGCCACAGCACCCACCCGGCGACGATCAGTGCGATTGCGATAATCCAGCGCATGACACGCCCCCTAGTCTCAGGTCTTTGACGGGCGAGCTTATCCGCAGTCTCCGCTCGGTCCACCGCCGGCTCGCGCCGGCCGACCACGCCAGCTTCCGCTGCGGGGCTCGCCCGGCCGCCATAGGGCCACGGGTGTCGGCGAGTTGTCAAGGGGAAAAGACGAAGGTTCCGCGAGACGCCTGAAACGTGAAACACTAGTTTGCAGAGTTGTGCGCGGGAAGCGAAACGCGCTGTTCACAGTATCGGCCGCTTCGTGAAACACTAGTTTGCTGACTAGAGCAGGGAGAAAACAAAAGTTCACAGGTTCAAGTGGACCCGAAAACTGCGGAATTGGACCCGCGCGGCGGTGTCGCGGTCGTTTGGGGGCTCCCCGCCCCCTCGATCCGGGTATTGTGAACGGCCCGTTCTCGCACCAAATCGGCCGGGTGCGCCGCCCACAATGCCCTGAAGCCCTGATTTGGCGGGTTGAACGGCCGTTCAAGCCTGCAAATTATAGTTTGCAATGTAGCTAAGTCATTGATTTGACTGCACAGTTGACGAGGGCCCCGCCTAGTCAACAATCCTGTTGTTTCGCCTAAGCGTCGTTTCCCTGCCTTTTCGCCCTGCAACCACGTGAACTGGCGTCTTGTCATACCTGCAAACTACCATGGATTGCACCCTTTGCTGTTACGCCCCGTCACCTGCCTAGCGGGCGCAAAGCGTCCCGCATCGGCAAGGGATGAAGCGTTGCATGAACCGTTGACAAAGCCGGACTACCCGGCTTGTCCTGTTATGTTGCTTTTGTCTGATAGGTCTGATATAGAGCCGTCAGATACCCGTTACCCAATAGCTAGGGAACGACGCCATGCGAATTGATGGAAAATTCTCGCCTTCCGCCGTGAGCGGCGACACAATTCTAGACTACTTTGCGCCCTGCCCTATCGAGCAAATCCGCTGGCGTTCGGCTGATGAAGCTCGCGCGGCTGGCGTGTCAAAGACGCGCGTTGCAAAATTGCTGAAGCTGGAAAACAGGCCGGCCGGCAATCGCCCATGTTATGGACGTGGTGCAATCGTCATGTGTTCCGGGCATCAACTGTTGACAGCCGACATAGCCGACGCCTTGGCGAACGGCTATTGCTGGCCGTGGGATCGCGGCGCGCCTATCCCGCATCTCGCTATCCCCAATCGCTACGACAAAGCCGTGGCGAAGCTGCTTGACCGATACGAACAAAGCAGCCCGCACATGCGCGAATGGTTGCGGCTCGCGCGGCGTGAAGGCGAGCATGACACGCTGAAAGCGCTCATCCGCCTTGTCGTTCGTATCGACGAAAACGGCGCGTTCACTTGGGGCGTCTCGCCGCACGACAGCAAGCCGCAAGGCCACGCCATAGAAGGCGCTATGCTATCCGCCCCGCGCGGGCGGTATCTCACGCTAACAGGCGTCGCGTTCCTCTTCGACGACGTTAATCACATGTTATTGCACGGCTTTTGGCCGTGGGAAGCGCCCGCGTGGGATTGACAACAAAAATTCTCAAACTTTTTTGAAAACAAGTGTTGACAATGTACGCAAAGCGCTTTACATGGTGCTTATCGACAACACCAAGAAAGGTCTAGACCATGGCAATGAAGATTAAAACCGAGCATTACGAATACATGAAGCGCGCGATTGAAGCCGCGACGGTTGACAAGCCGCTATTCGAGCTTGAAGGCCGTTACCGTACGCAAGGCTTGACGCCTAAGCGGTTCCGGTGGGATTGCTCATATGCGGCCAAACTGTCAACGTGGGTATGTGACAACCTATATTCGTACCTCGACGATACGCACATTGACACGGCGTTACGCTCAATCATGCGCGACATGAAGTGCGATTGGGCCGCGCAAGCCTAACGAATTGTTTACCTGTTGGCGTGTATCGCCGCGCCAACTAGACGGCCACCGCCCGGCGCGCCTACGACGAGGCCAGGGCCACCGCTTGGTTTGCGGCTTGGCAGAACAGTTGACGCGAAACACGGGGCGCGCCCCCGTGTCCTACGGCGAAGCCGCCCTCGACCGTGGCTGATGAGCACGGGGCGGCAGAAGGAGAAAGCGGCATGTCGAAAACGATTAACGCTGCACGGCTGCGCGCTCTCGGGGCGTGCTCGCATGTCGAAGCGTTCATCAAGCTGTTTGGCGAAGCTGACGTGGAGCCAACGCTTGCGCTCTGTGTCGAGCACGCGGCCACGTTTGATTGGGGCTGGGCGCGGTGTCTCTTGTCGGCCACCGCCCGGCGCGCCTACAACGAGGCCATGGCCACCGCCCGGCGCGCCTACGACGAGGCCACGGCCCCCGCCGAGCGCGCCTACAACGAGGCCATGGCCACCGCCGAGCGCGCCTACGACGAGGCCACGGCCACCGCCCGGCGCGCCTACGACGAGGCCAGGGCCCCCGCCCAGCGCGCCTACAACGAGGCCATGGCCACCGCCGAGCGCGCCTACGACGAGGCCATGGCCCCCGCCCGGCGCGCCTACGACGAGGCCACGGCCCCCGCCGAGCGCGCCTACAACGAGGCCATGGCCACCGCCGAGCGCGCCTACGAC